AGGCCAGAATCTTTTACCCAGGCTATTAGATCTAATGCGCCTGGCATGTAAGGCAAGTTTCTAAATAATCTTTTGTTAGTAAACTCTACCTTGCGATGATCGTAAGTTTGCTCGTTCCACAAAGGCCCGTTAAGAAAGTCTGGGCCCTGGACGCCTGTGACAAAGTCAGCTAAAACTCCGTCCATGTCTAGGTATATTTTACCTATTGCCACTATGCTACCTCCTTTAAAATTAATTCTTCTTCATGGACACATACATCGCCAACATGTCTTTGGCCTCTCCAAAGTCTTACATTGACCATTTTGTCTGTATAGTAATCCAAAATGATAGATTCATCGTTTCCATTACAAATTACTTTATCTCCAGTTTTAAATATCGCCATCACGCCACCTCCTCGTAACATTTATCTCTCCATTCTTTTGCATACTTAGAATCTGTTGAGGTTAAAAGACTCAAAACCTTTCTGTTTGCACCAAAGTAATAAGGACCTTCATCTTCACCGATGATTTTTTCTGATACCTCATAATCCCAAGAATAAGGATATTTTTTTATGCCAATAACTGAAACACAGCCAAATACCTCGTCACCTGTATCAACAGCTGAATAAACAGCATACTTATAAAAACCAAAGTCTTTACCAACATACTCTTTGTTGCTAGCTAAAACCTTCCAACCATCTACTCTGTTTAAAGATTTTTCTGCCATCTTTGCAGGGTTTGGTCTATCTTTACTTCTAATAAAATCTACTGTAGTTCCCATCACGCCACCTCCTCAAGTGTAATATAGATCCACTTGGCATTTTTCATGCCGAACAAACCTTGGTTTAAAAGATCGTAGTCGTTCTTGTTGCCAACAACGATGTTGACTGTTTTCTTTTTGATAACAGTCTTGCTAGGATTGAGTTGTTTTTGGGTTTCACGAATGAAGTCCCTGGCCTCCTCAATATCCTTAAAGTTTCTATTTATTGCCATTACGCCACCTCCTTGTAGTCATAGTTTGGATAATATCTTATGTGACAATTCTCTTGATATTTTTGTTTGAAATCTGGAAACTTGCCAAATTTTTCTCTAAAAGCCAAAAGAAAAACGCTCATATCCCAATCTTCTTCTAAGTAAGCCATGTCGCCAATCAAATAACTGTAGCCAGTAATTTTGTCAGCAATTCCTAACTCAATTAAATTGCCTAAAGGCACGGCCAACCAGCCATGCCCAGGATCCTCGTAAAATGTGTAAGTCTTGTTTTTCATTATGCTAACCTCTCCTTTGCAAACTCAACCAAATCATCAGTATCAATTAATTCTTCTGTGCAATCCCCAAATTGACCGCAACCAACCCAAACATCAACACCAAACTTTTTGCTCATGTAAGCAATATCGCCTTTAGAAAAGTGTTCAAATATTTGGACTTCGCCCCATTCGTTGTTTCTTGTTGCTTTCTCGTCATTGTATAAAAGTATTCCGTCCCCACCCTCTAATTTATAATCGCAACAATCGTTACCAACAATTATTTCTTTTTTCATTTTGCCCTCCTTGGCTTTTTTATTAATTTTACTTCCCACATGTTTAATATACTAAATTATGCACATATTTGCAAGTTTTTATACACATTATTTTAATTAATTTAGGCAAAAAAAAGGGCCTTAAAAGGCCCTTAATTTGAAATACTTGAGTTATAAACGGTATTTCTAGTCGTTCAGTTTACGCACCTTGCGATCCGAAGATTCCTCTCCAATCAGAGAAACCAAATGAATATCTTTCACGCGCTTTGTAACGAATGTTTCCAGTAGTGAAATCTGGTTCCATGGATGTTTCCATGCCAGTTCTTTGGAACATTTTAAGGCCATCGCCCATTGCTGTTACAGAAGTTAAGATGAAGTATGCGTCTGGATCATTTAGATAATGATTTACTGAATAACCGCCAGGAAGAACACCTGTGTTCTTAATAGCGTTTAAGTCATTATCAGATGTTCCAGTTCTGCCTGGTGAATTAAGAATCCTATCAGCAACGAAAACGAGTTGCGGAGGGACAATTAATTTATCGGCTTGCACGGATATGGTTAATCCTTTGTCATCTGTGAAAGTAGAGATACTAATTAGATCGTCCTCTAATGAAGTTTCATTAAGGTCGGCCATAGTTGTTTGTCTATTAGCCGCTGTTCCACCACCTGCAAGTGGGTGAGCAGTGTTAATTAATGAAACACCGTCTCCGCCAGTAAAACTGGATGAGAAAGCATTATTAAGAACGTCCGCACCTTTAACCTCTTTGGTATGAGCCATAGATTTTGCTAGTGCTTTAACGTATCTTTTACCGAGTGAGTCATAAAGATTATCCTCAACAGCCTCTTCTGTTAGAGCAAACGCTAATGCCACTGTGTCGTGGGTATAACGTGCACTGAAACTTTCAGATGCGTTGTCAAAGACTACTCCTTGACCTTCGGTTTTCGTAGGCGCAGATCCAAAGCCAGTAATTAATACTTCTTCTTCAAAGGCACGGTTGGAATCTTCAATAGAGAAGATTTCTTCGTATTCACGATCGTATTCATCATAGTTAAGACCAAATAATGAATTTAGACCTGGTTCTAACTCTTTAGCGAGTTGAGCTCTTGATATAGCCATTATTTACTCCTTATGCTAGGCCAGCACCTTTTTGTCCCATGATGTGGTTTTGAATCACACAAAGAACATTGGTGTTGCTTGATGCTACGTCATCGTTATCGGGATCCTGGGATATATCTATGCACTTAAGCGGTAACGTTGCGGTCGTAGCACCAGTAGTTACGTCTAGCTCAAGGTTAGATCTTCCAGACTTAGTATCGCCAACAGGTGAACCATCAACAATGTCGAAGTTACCGAACAGATCAGCTACAGGAAATGTATCGTCTGCTTGTACTTCAAACACCACGTTTGGATCATCTATGACGCTTGCGATTATATCACTAGCAGAAATACTACCAGGATATGTGTTTTTGAAAACTTGCTCGCCTGTGGTTGGGTCAGTGTATTGAACACCATTAAACACTCCGACAATCGGAACAGTACCAGTTGCGGTATGTCTACCAATTACACCAGCTGTCAATTGAGTTACTAAATCGCCTTGAAAAATTGGAGTTGTAGCTCCACTTGCGATTCTATATCTTGATTGACCACCAGAATAAGGTGCCCCACCCATCATACGAACAGGTTTGCATCCAAATGCGCTATCTTTATTAGCCATTTTTAGCTCCTATTATATGTTGTTACTTTTTCCCAAAAGTAACATTAGACTCCCTTTTTGAATCATACTGAACATAACGGCTATCTTTACGTTGCTCATTGAAAATTGTGTTATCCAATGCCTCTCGTTTTTTAGCAGTTTGACCCTCGTAATAAGCATTACGCTCATTCTTAGTCTCTACAGGAATTTTCGCTAAGAGTAGTCCATCGTTATATACTATGCCAGCGTGTCTGCCTTCTTCCATAGTAGGTAAAACAAATTCAGTGGGTAGATCAGTACCTCTTACGAGCTCCCAACCTTCTCTCATTCTTTTGCTTACGTTACTTCTATCCTCTTGACCCAGCATGGATTCTCTTATCCAACGATATTCATATCCTTCTGGTGGGGTAGGGGTTTCTAGCTTTCTAACTGGCCTCCATGGTTTTCTACGAGTAGTATTAGCGTGAGACTCGGATTCACGGGATTGTCTGGTTGTAGTTACTTTTTCTTCGGTCATTTTGCCTCCCTGTTGGCTATTTTTTGTTTTTCTTTAGCAACGGATTTTAACCACGCATCTTCTGTCATGTTGTGTGGTTTCAATCCTCTGAGACGCTCTACTTCCGATTTAGAGAAAGTTACACCGTTCTTTTTGCCTTGTGTTTTTTGTCGACCTCCTACAGAGGTTGAGGCGACTCTTTGCACAGCGGGTCTACCTTCTGATTGCTCGACATTTCCAGATGGTTGAAGATCTGGATAAACTTTATAAACACGACTATTTAGCTGATCGTAATAATCTTGAGAATCTGCCTCATAGCCTTCGTTTATTAAATTAAAATGAGTAAAGTACGCAAATTGCGTAGCTTGTTGATTTGTTGGGTCTGTATCATCGCCATACCAGGAATTTTCAGAGTGCCATTTTTTTGCCTCTCTTGAAGGTTCTGGTTGTGCTTGAGCTTGTCCACCCATTTCTGGTTGTTGCACAGGCTGTGGATTTTGAAAGTTTTGTTGTTCTGCCTGTTGTTTTGCAACTTTTAACTTTTCTTTTTGTATGCTGAGATCGCTTTTTAATGTGTCAGCTTTGCTAATTAGTTCAGCATCATTAGATTGAATGGCTTTTTTATACAAATCATCAGCTTGTAATTGCTTGGCCTCT